ATGCTGCTGCTTTTGCCTATGGTTTTTGCATACCCCTATCCCTCGTGCGCTTCGCGGCCTGACTTGGCATTGTGGCACTTGTCGCACATGCTCTGCCAGTTGCTGCTGTCCCAAAACTCACCGCCCAGCCTAACGGGTTGGATGTGGTCCACAACCTTGGCCAGCCTGTCGCACACTACGCACGTCGGATGCTTCTTGATGTATGCCAGTCGCGCACGTCGCCATGCCCCTGACCAATACCGCTTGTCTTGTGGCCGATCGCGTTGCTGCTTCTTCTTGCGTGGGTCGGGCGTCTGCTTACGTGGTATCGTCGGCATACGCATAGATGATGTTGCCCGTCAGCGCGTACAGTTTCTCGTTGACTCGTCGCATGCGTGCAGTGTATTGTGTTGTGTAGTCAGCCAGCAGTATTCTCCGCCTTGCGTCTCTCAACTCTGTTATATGCCGCTGCTTTATCGTTTCGCTCATTGATGGCAGGTTTCTCCAAAAGGAATCTTTGGACTTCTCCCTTGTAATGATCGGCGAGCTGACGCAGCTCTGCCACTCTATACGGTCGAGTCTGTTCTGTATCGCGCATAATCTCCTCAGCTCTGCCTTGGACAGCTTGGTCAAGTCGTCTACCGAAAGCCCACTGACGCCCTTGGTCGTACAGATTGCAGGCAACACACTGGCACTGGACGTTCCCGTGTCCGTCCGCTGGATCGTGCCAACGGGTGGCCATATACCGCCTAGACGCAAAATGTCCTGCTTGTAGACGCCTAACATGGTCACTCTTTCCGCAGGTGTAACACTCGGCTTGACCGTACTTGTCGGCTGCTCTATATCTGATGTATTTGCTAAACCATTCATCGACCTTTTTCTTGAGTTGTGCGTGTGTTAGCGGCTTCTTGGCTCGTGGTTTCTTGCGCAGCTGCTTGCTGGCCTTGCTGTCCGTCTTGGTGCTCCTCTTTGGCATGGTCCAATATTACGCCGCGAATCTTTGCCGCCAATGCTTCGCGCTCTGCCTTGCCTTTCTTATACTCAGGGTAGCTCTGCGCCTTCGTCTTGTTCTTGGTCAGGCGGTCCTCATACGCCAACCGCTTGTGTCCGTACATGCGCTCACACATGTCCCAAAAGCTACGGGTGTGCTCTGACACCTCGATGCTGTACGCCACGCGCCCGTTGTTGGCCAAAAAATACTCCTTCTCCTTGGGATGCGGCCTGTATCTTAACATGGCCTCGTTACCATACACTTCGTTGATGATGTAACGCCGACCGTCGATCAAGTCGTGCCAAAAGCGTTCAAGGTCAGTCATTCGTGCGTGTTTTTGCTCGTTTCTCCATCTCCTCGCGCTCGGTGTACGTTAGGCGGTTCTCGCCTTTGAACCAGTCCTGCGGTGACACGCGTGCGGCAATCGGGTTAAACTCTGTGGCAAACTCAGGCGTTATGTAGCGCAAAGCCTCCGTGCGCATGCGTTCAAAGTCAGCGGCCTCATCCTGCCGTATCTTAGTAATGACTGGTTGCTTGAGCTTCTCGTACTTGGTAAAGCACTCAACGAACTGCGCAAGTTTTAGGCGCTCATAAAAACGTCCAAAGCTTTCCTTTGCAATCATATAAAGGCACAGCCGCCAATCCTCGATTGTAAAGCCCGGGAAGCCTTCTACCAGCTCATCCAGCACCATCTTATACTCGTCTCCTTCAGTTAACGTTTTGTTTGCGTCATAGGATCGCACGCACTGGGCCAGCATCGCAATAAGCGCAGCACGCGTAGCCTGCTCGTCTACTTTTAGCGCTGTGCGGACATTAGTGCCCTTAAAGGCGGTTTCTATTGTCACCTGAGATATTTCCTGTTTCTGCAAGCTCTCTAAGCTGATCGCCAAGCTCGCCTCCTTCAAGCGCTGCCTTTCCGCTGGATTTAGTTCGCCTGCTCTTGGATGCACCAAATACGATGCCTTTCCATCCGTTTGCAATTGCTGTATAAATTGCCTCGATTGCTCTGCTTTCTGTAGGGTGTTCATTTGCTAAGGTCATAAGTGCCCGTTGTTCTGTTTGGGCGGTTTTGTATTTGAAGCGGTGATCCGTGCGCTTGTACTCCAGCCACTCGGCCCACGCTTCTCTGAATTTTTCGGTTTCATACGGCAACACCACACCCGCACGCGCAGGCGTGCTTTTAGTAGATGTAATAGTAGGTGTATTAGTATATGTATTAGTATGTGCTAAATTCTGCGCACTCGTTTGCGTAGATTTACGCACTCGTTTGCGCTGTTTTACGCATTCGTCTGCGCTATTTTGCGCATTCGTTTGCGCAGATTTACGCAGTCTTCGGTTATATCTGCTGCCCTCTCGGATAAGATATCCGCGCTTCACAAGGTTGTATATGTAGCCTCGTGCCGTCGCCTCAGATACGTTCAGCAGCTTTGCAAAGTGATCGTTCCCTGCAAAGCACTCTTTGAAGCTGGCGACCTCTGCAAGCAGCACCCGCTCGTTTGGGTGCAGCTCGCTCAGGTTCCAAATGTCAATCGGTATGTTTATGTACTTACGATTCACCTTCCGACTTTGTGTGATATTCTTGCAAAGCCTGCGAATACATCACTTTCGCTGCCCAAGCATGGGCTGCAATTTTTGACAAGTCAACAGTTCCTCCGTCTTTTACCGTGTGTTCAACCTCAATACGGGCTAACATTAAAAAAAGCTCAAATTCTCGGTCATTCATAACGCTTGGTTTTTGGTTATTTCTACCGCTTGGACGAGTTCCTGCGGCTCTATGTTTTCATTCTTCATCAGTCGGCTAGTGTGTCGCAGCACGCCTTCAGGGTCTTTAGTCACGTAGTTGTGCAACGTACCTCTGCTCACCTCGATTGCCTCAGCGCAGGCCGTCAGGCTACCGTAATGGTGTTGCAGGTACATTTTCAGGTTCATTTGTCCCATGGCATATCACTTGTTTTGGGCGCTGCTTGCGCTTTGTCCATTGCTTTTTCCTTTATGCTTTTTTGCGGCAGATCGTAAGTCCAAACGCGCAAGCTCATAAAAGCCTTGTGCTCTCCTGTTTTACTCTTCCATTCACGCCCTCTTACGTTGCAGCGTGCTTTTATGTCAGCTCCTACTGTAAGCCCTACAGCCTCATCGGTTAGCTCTTTAATAAACTCTATAGGTATGATTTCGCTATACTCCCCATCTGTAACTTTTACGTGCACCTCGCATTTACGAAACCCGCTTTCGTGTTCAAATGGTTTGCAGATGCGGTGCACCTGTCCTTCAATTATCAATTCCATTGTCTTTGTATGATTTATTAAATGATGTTTGTGACCAGTTAGGCAGGTCAATTGTCCGTAGTTGGTTGAGCTTCAAGCGCTGAAATATCTCACGCCAGCGCTCCAGCGTTGGCTCAGTGTCAATTATCTCGTCCTCTAAGCCGTCATCGTCGTCGCGCATGGTGCTGTTGAGCAGCAGAAACAGCGCGTAATCTTTGAGGCGCTCCTGATGCGCGTGCTGATCGGACTCGACGTCGTCAAAAAATTCGTCTAAGTTCATAGCAGCTCCAGTTGACGTTGATCGTGATGGCGTATAATGCCACAGGCTGTTTCAAAAATGCGCTTTCCAGCTTCGTAGTCAACAAGGTTGCGCGCCATTTTATCGCGACGTTGCGGCCCTTGATATTTGCCAAAATCATAATCATGATATGCAGACAATTCTGCAGTGGTCATGTTTGACAAATTTTTATGGTGTCTTTGGCTGAGTATGGCAGGCAACTTAAAATTGGTCCAATACAAATGCCGTCCGCGTCTTTGCGCTTGAATCAATGGTTCGTAATGTGGCACAACATTCTCCACAACATAGTTACCATCAAAAAACGATTGCAGCAATATGATCTCTTGATACAATCGCATGTCAGGATATTGCATTTTGCGTTTTGTTTTCATGCTTCGTTGAAATGCACTATGTGTAGGACACGGTGGGCTTGACCATATAAAGTCAAACTCCTTGTAATGATCTAACAAATACGCATGAGCGTCAGCAACGATGACCGTGTCGTTTGGAAAGCGCTCTTGATACAACTCTGCAGCATGCGGATCTAACTCCACAGCTGTGACGTCAATGTCAGTGACCTCATCCCACTTGTAACGGTTGCCACCGAGACAGGCGTACAGGTTAAGCACTTTCAAGCTCATCTTCACTGTATACTTCAAGCTGGTAGAATCCTGCGAGCTTCAAAATGGCACGCGACAGTGCCCGCTTCTCGGCCATGGCAATAGGGTACTGGTTGCGGTTGTTGCTCTTGCTCACCTCGCCGTATGTCTCAACATGCCCAATTTCGCATTTTGCGTGCGCTTTAACGCAATAACGCCCTTCGCTAGGGTCAGACCATTCAGGCACCGTTTCGAAGGTCACCACGGCCTTTATTTTAGCTTGCACGTGTTCCACGCCTCGGCGCGTCATAATGACGAAGCCGCGTGGGTCCTTGTGGAAGTGGTCAGGCCGCATGTCGTACTTCTTGGACAGCGCTTTGAGTTCGTCAATTACGCTCATGCTTTCTCAGTGTATGCCGCAATCAGGTCGGCTTTAAACTGTTCCATCAATTGCTCAAAGCGCTTCTGTTCAGCAAGCTCTTGCTGCTGGTGGTTGAAGTCGCGCGTGGGTTTAACGTGCACACTGCTGCGCACACAAATAGGTTTGTTCATCATTATTGGTTTTCGAGATGTTCCCATATCTCTTGTTCAATACGTTCGTGGTTGTAGTCCAGCAGGTTGTCATCAGCACGGGTAATATCAATGCGTTCAAAGCTGGTGTGATTCTTTTGCCACAGCACCACGCGAATGATGCGCACGGTGGCGGGGTGGCTTGGTGAGATGTGCGTGGCTTCCTCGCCAGCTTCGACCTCAAAGGTTACGACCATCTCAAGTCCGTCGTCAAGTTTGAGCAGGATTTGGTCTTCCATTGTTTCGTTTCTTGTGCAAGTGTACAACTATTTACACAACTGTACAAGAAAAAGCACAAAAAAAGCGGCACCCCCTGCAAGGATGCCGCCCCAAAAACCAAACCTCAATGAAAAAAAAGGTCTACTTGTCCTCCTTGGACTAAGCAAATATAGGTTATTTCCGCCCTCTTTTGCTATCACCAAACACTACGGCGTTAATGATGCGCTTTAGAATGTCAATAACCTTGTCATCCTTCTCAGATGCAGTAAGTGCAGTAATTGTTCCTGCAGCAGTTAAAATGGCCAGTGCAATCTCGGCCCAGTAAAGTAATAAAATCTCTTTCATATTATTGTGCTTCTTCAACCTTCCAAAATGGTAGGTCTTTCTTTGAGTTGTGCAAGGTAACAAACCAACCGCCAAGGCGTGGCGTGTTGAAGCCTTTCTCGGTCGCCCAACCTGCAAAGCGGTCGCCGAGCATCTTGTAGCTGCCGAGCTGCAAATGGTGCACGCTGTCTTGATACAAGCGACCAAAGCGGCTGATGCGGTCCGACGTCACAGGCAGGTGCCACTTCTGATGTGTATGTCCGCGCACAATCAGGCTGGCGTCCTTAAACTGCATCTGGTCAATGTCAACACGGAGCACACCTTTAGAGCGTGGAGCGTTGCCGCCCATGCCGTGATGATAATGTACAAAGGTTGAGCTGCGGCGCTTGCCTTGTTGGAATATTTGCATCCACAACCAGCCGCTGTACCCTGCCACGGTGATGTTGCCGCCGTTCTTGTTTACGATGTACGCCACGCGGTCAAGCGGGCTGGTGTGCATACGCTTCTCTATGTTCGTCTCGTGATTTCCACGGCAGAAAAACTTGATGACGTCTTTGTACTTGTGCAGGAACTCCGCACTGTCTTCAATGACGTCGTCTAGATATGTGATGCTTTTGTACTCAGGTCGGATGTCGCTGTAGCTGGACCGCGGATCATACTTGCCACCCATCAGGTCGAACCAGTCGCCAAAGATGAACACGGGCGTTTTCGTGCGCTTGGCTTCGTCAAGGTGCCTGCGCAGCATAACCCGGTCGCATCTTACGCTGTCATAGTGGACGTCAGAAATAAACAGCATACGCTGCGGTTGCTTGTCCAGCTTTACAGCGTGGACGGTGCGGCTGATTTGTTCAATCTTCATGTGTATAACCAAACAACGTCAGCGTCCTTGCTGGGGTCGTCGTCAACGTGTATGAATGTGCTTGCAATACCGATGCGATTAAAGCCTGCATCTATTAGCCCGCCGATGATGTAAGCACGACTGCGACTATCTACGCAGTGTATGTCCGCAGCAAAACCTTTGAGGTGTGCGCTGTCTTTCTTGCCACCTACCTTACGGTTGTGTTCAGGCGTCCTATATCCTGAGTTGATACGGAACGGAATGCCGGCAAGGTGTCGCGCCTTATCAAGCATTGATAAAAATACCTCGTCCATCATTTGTTCGCCGCTGCCGATCGCGTCGGGGCTGTCGAACTCATGATAGTTGAAGTATCTCATAATAGGGCTATCGAGATGGCTGCAATCAGTATTATGACATCGGCAAGATCACCGCGGCCATATTGCTTGGCCTTGTAAATGATGTTTGCCACCACAGTTGCTAAGATAATATAAATCATTTCCTCAGTTTACAACAAACCAATTGCCACCACTGCACAGCAATTGTACCGCCTCATACGCTGTGTTCAAGTCAAAACTTGCGGCGCCGTTTATCGTCGCGCTTGTATCGCCGGACGCAGGTACGATGCTCACAATGTTGCTTGAGCTCACAGTGCCGTTGGCTACGATTGTAATAATTGCACCGTCAAAGTTTGCGACTGCTGGCAGCTGTATTGTACCTGTGCCTGCACCACCTACATAGTTGACAGTTGCCGCTTGTTGCACTTCTGTCAAGGCTGTGGTTCTACCGCCTTGCGTGGCAATTTCAGTCACTGGTTGCTGTAGAAAACGCTGGAATATGTTCGGCGGTATGTCGCCATCATCAGGCGTGAACGTGTTTTGCAAGTCATATACTGGCTCACTATCATCAATTGGTTCATTGTCATCAATTACCTGTGGCGCTGGTGTGCTTACGTTTGTGTCATCACTATTGATGTGAAACGCTTCGTACTCTGTCTGCACGGCGCGCGCCATAAACGTAGTTTCAAACGGCAAAAAATTCCGTGTTGAAAATAATAGTGCGTGGAACGGGCTTACAAACGCCTTGTAAAAGCTGCCGCGCTTTACTCGCGTGCTTGCGTTTTGTCCTGCGATTACTTCTTGCACACCAAGTTTATGGATAGTAACTGTAGCCGAGCTGTTTGCAAAGCTCGCAAAGCTGTCAATCGGTTGAGCTGGGGAGCTGTTGTTTTCGTAAATGTTACGGTAATCTTCAAAGGCACTGGAACCTATCACTACCTCATCTTGTATTAGCGTTTCTTGATTGTTCGCTGTGGTAACCGCCTCATACACTACGCGGTCACCATTTGTTGCGTTGCCGTTGACAATGTGCATACCAAACTTTTCTAGTTTGCCGTATGCGTTTGTGCCTGTTACATCTGTAATAAGGTTACCGTCATGATCATAACCTTGGGCATTGACTGTTATTGTTACACCTGTTTGTGCACTTGTAAGGGCTGCTAAATCAATCAGAACTGGTTGATTGTATTGTGCAATACTGACAAAACCTTGTGGCGTAAAGGTCATGTTATACACAAGGCCGTCGTTTCTATCTATGTACGCTGGCGTAGGTGTCACAGCAAAAAAGAAATGGCCAGCACTTCCTGACCACGCTGGCGCGCTGAAGGTCATTGTGTCAAGAGTGTAAGCGTCTGATGCATAACCCACATTCATTGTGTTGGGTCCAAAGGTTACCGCGTTATTATAGTACAAGCTGCCAACCTTGATTTGCATCTTTAAAATAATCCGTGCAGGCACGTCGTCACCTGTACTTGTACCGTCACCATCGAATGAATGATTGTAACGAAACCGCATGCGGAACACCGTACCGTTGTCATACAGTAGGTTGTTGTCGGTTATGTTAGTACCTAAAGCAATCTGGTTGTTGATTGGATTAAGGAACTGCGTTTCGGGACCAACTACAGGCAGGTTCGCGTCCGTTCGCCAAGTACGCTGCACCTTGTTAAGTGGTGGTAAGAACGTAGTCACGCCGCCGCGCATGCGCTCCATATCGGTGTCGACTGTTAGCTGTGTATCTGTTGCTGTAGCCGATCCACTAATCGTTCCCGCTTTGGTGACTGTAAACAAGTTGACTGTGGTGTTGTTAATCACCGCGCCTACAGGGATAAAGTAGAAACAACCTTCATGCAGAAACACGCGAGCGTTGAAGGTGATAGCAAAGTTTTTGAGCACGGTAAAGCAGTCCATGCCCTGCGCGTTGCCCGCGTCGTCAAGGTTGTAAAATGCTGCGTGTCCAACCTGTAGTTCAATTAAGGCGTTCGCGCTTAAAAACGTCGTAGGCTTAAAATCGTTGGCATATTTTAAAAACACATCGCCGCTTGCAAAGATGTGCAAGGCGCGCGTCTTGTTCAGCAAGTTGGTGAGGTGTGCTGCTATGGTTTCCTGTCCTGTGTAGAACGTGCCGCTGTTATCGTATGGAATGTTTTTAAGACTTCCTAAGTCGTCCACCGCTGTCATGGTGTTCTGAATTGGGAACGCTTCGTCCTGCAGCACGACCTGTTCATGCAGTAGCACGCCAGTCCAAAACAAAGTGTTGGCGCCGTCAGGGTCTTTGAATATGCTAACTGTAAAGTCAGCGTCCTCGCTTGTAGCTAACGCCGTGAGGAAAGTGGTGTGCGCTGCTACGTTCTCAATCAACGTAAACGTGACCTCGCTGCCGATGATTGGCTGCATGCGGTCCTCGTTGTTACCGCTGTAGCGTAAGGTAAAGCCGTCGGCGCCAAGGTTAAACTCGGTCGAGCTGCCTACGAATCCATTTTGGTGGATGTTTAGTTTGTATGCAGTGCCAAGATCGTCTGTAAACTCGGCGTGTAATCGTATTGCATCAGCCATTTAGAATCCTCTTACGCGGTTACGGTCAATTGCGTTGCGCTCGCTCGTCAGCAAGATGTCACGTCCTGAAATCTTACCAGTCACCTGCACGTGCTGCCCACCCATCATACTCTGCAACTTGTCTAGTGGTGCGACAACTTCAGGATTGACACTGCTGGTGCCTGAGCCTTCGCCTACCATTGCAAGTGATGCGCCTGTGAACAGTCCGCCGTTTGCCATCATAGGTAAGCCAAAGCCCCCAGCAAGAAACTTACCAAGGCCGCCCTTGACTAAGCCTGCCCCCGGCATTAATAATGAAAGCACCATAAACTGTGCTATCAGTGACGCCAGCTGCATAGCCAATCGCTTGATCATGTCCAGCATGACCTGTTCAAACGTAGCCGTTCCGCTTGCAATTTGTTGAAAGGCGCTATCTACAAAACCTGCAACGGCCTGCGCCATGGCGTCTAAGCGGTTCTGTACTGCTGTACTTGCTGCAATGACCGCGTCAATGTCTTCGTCATCTACGATGTCTTCAGGCATGTCAATGTCAACGATGTTCAGCGCAGCGGGCACAGTCACTGCGGGTTCACCTGCGCCACCTCCTCCACCTGCAACACCTCCTGCACTAGGCAACAAGTTGGTCAAGCCTCCTAACGTCTTTATAGATTGTGCTACACCTTCTTCACTAAACAACTCTATAGGGTCGCGTTGCAGTTCATCCTCGATGCCTGTGCGTATGTTCTCTGCCGCCTTTCTGCCAAACTCTGCAGTGCGTTCTGCTGCATCGCTAAATGCTGTACGGACCAGCTCAGGAATCGCAGCAAAGTCACCCGTAAATACGGCCTTTATAATTGAACCAAGATCTTTGAACCTCTCAATGACGTCATTGACAGCGAACGCAAAGAAGTCAAACACTGTCAGCACGGTCCCTTTAATTGCACCAATGATGCCGCGCACAAGGCTTGACTCATTGAAAAGGGTAATGAAGAAGTTAATCACCTTTGTCAATGGCCCTGCAATCTCATCGGCAAAGGTGACAATCGCAATGCCCAACCCAACAATGGCGCCAACCACTAAGCCAATCGGTGAAAGCATAGCGGGCAAAATCATAAGCAACGGACCCAAAGCAGCAGCAACACCTGCTGCAATAAGTGCAAACTTTTTTGTTTCCGGTGACAGCCTTGTTATTGCTTGCATCAAACCGACAAAGCCGTCTAGTATATCTTTTACAACAGGCATTAAATCCTGCGCTAAAGCCGCGCCTGCAAGTTTTAGGTTGTCCAGCGCCGTGCTAAATTTACCTGCTGCCGTTTGGCTCAGGCGTTCCATAGCGCCAGCAGCAAAACCCCCTTCCGTTGCAAAGCCTTTCAGCGTTGCATTAAACTCTTCAACGCTTACAGCACCTGCACCGAGCTTGTCGGCTGGTAAGCCTGTCGCGTCAGCCAAGGCTGTAAAGATTGGTATGCCGCGCTCTGCAAGTTGGTTCAAGTTCTCTAGCTCCACCTTTCCCTTGGCATTCACCTTAGCGAAGATGGCAGCTATCTCGTCAATCGGTTGGCCGCTAGTTGCTGCAATGTCGCCAAGGAACTGCAGTTGATCATTCACTTCATTGATGCCCGTGCCTGATGCAATGAGCTGCCGCGCTGACTTGGCTACAGCTTCTATTTGAAAAGGCGTCTTTGCTGTGAACTCATTCAAGTTCTTCATCATGTCTGCCGCCTCTTTCGCTCCACCAGTCAAGCTAACAAAGCTCGTCTGCATAGCTTCTAAATCTGCAGCTGATTTTACTGCAGCTAAACCAAGGCCAGCGATGGGCATAGTCAACGACCGCGTCATTGATTGACCCAGTCTTTTCGTATTCTTGCCAAAGGTCTGCATCTTGCGCATGGACTTGCCAAGCGCCTTGTCAAAGTCGCGCGTTGTTGCGCCTATCGTTACAATTAGATCGTTCAGCTTTGCCATCCGTCGCGTTCCTTTATTCGTTCAAACAATTGTTCCGTGGTCAAATTATCTTTGTTCCGTTTTGGCTTTTCCCACGGAAACTGCATTAGTTCCTTTGGCCGCAATTTACGACCTTTCTTAAGGTGAGGTTGCATAAAGATAGTGGCTAGCCATCTTGTGCGTTCCCATTCAAAACGCTCAAGCATCTCTGCAGTTTCTCGGTTAGCCTCTAGGGCTAAACCCAACTCCCCAAACGTCATGTCCCAAAATGAAGAAGGGGACAGGTGTAGTACACCCATCCCCATTCTTATAACGTCCTGCCATCCTACTGGCTTCTCGTTACCGTCTACGCTTTTTTTTGGTCGCTGTATTCACCAAGCACGTCAAAGCATTGTGTGACGTGTGCAAGCGTTATGTGCTCCTCAAACTCCTGCAGCTCCATGTCAAAGTCGACACCTTCAAAGTTGCAACCGCATTCGACACCAACGTAACAAAGAAAAGCGCAAGCGTCGGCAGACAGCTTGGAAGGATCAGACAAACTAAACACGTTGACCTTGGCCTTGCGTTCAAACTTTTTTAGGGCCTTCATCGAGTACCGCACAGGGTACTCGTTGCCGTTGATTTCTATCATTAAGCTACAGTTTCGTCAATCAAGCCAGTCAGTTCAAAGGTGGCCGAATACGTTGCTGTATCTTCTGTGCCGCCTGATTGCTCCAAGCTAGTAACAAAACCGCTGGCTGAAAAACTTGCCTCACCTGTCGCTAGTGAAGACCTGCTAAATTTTAAAACCAATGCAGTGCGCGATTCCCATGCTCCATATAAATCTAAGAAGTCTTTGTTTGAACCGTCAACGTAATCAATCAAACCGCTGACGCTCATGCTGCCACTGCGCAAGCCGGGCAGAAGCTCACGAAACGCCGCGCTGTCCTTTGTAGTTATGTCAATAGTTTCTGCGTTCAAGGTCAATGTCACGTCAGTTGCTGCTGCAATCAAAGTGCTGCCTATGTATACGCCTAAATCGGTGCCGTTAAATATCGCCATCGTTATCTTGTTCTTCTAATTCTAATTCGTTTTCGCTGGCAATATAACCCTTGATTGCCAATTCTTTTGCGAAAAATGGATGCACTGAGGGTTCGTCGCCTTTCTTCCAGTTATTACCTGCAAGTTTGCAAGCCTTTATGAGTTTAACCTTCATGGGTGCAAGTTACGGCAAAATCATTGACTGCATCAAATGCCTTTCTTTGCCAGCAAAATCTTGAGTTCATTCACAGCCTCAAGCAGCGTGTCCAGTTTTTTGGCCATGTCGTTCTCGCGTTTCTCAAGGTTGATGATGCGCGACTTAAGCACCGTGACCTCTTGGTTAATCTTTGTCCATGCTGCGATGCCACCACCGAGCAACGCGATGAACTCAAATAGCATCGCCGCCGTTATCTGTTCCATGCTTAAATATCGTCTATTTCAAACCAACCATTTTCAACCATATAGTCTTGATCCCGCACCGTCGTCGTGCTCGGTATGATGGCTGCAAATGGAAACTCGTCGCTGTTGAGCGCATACGATTGCAATGCAAACCGCTCGTCCGCTGTCAGCTCAGGAAAGAGGCTAACCAGCTTCTCTAGCGTTGCCTGTTCATGTACAGGTATAACGTAATCAGTATTTACCTTTAAGGCGTGTTGTACGCCGTCAGGATGCACAATTACGCCGAATACGGTTCCGTCCTTTTGGTACGGCTCCTGCACGGCCAGCGGTGTTGTGATGTTGTAGAGCTCTCGCGTTATGGACTTGGCGCGTTTCTCGCTTGTCAATGTGCCTTCGGTTAAAACGATGATGTACTGCTGCGCCATTAGAAGATGCTGTAAAAGGTGTTAATGTCAGTTTCGATGCCACTAATATTGCCTGCGCTGCGCTGATTGCTTGGCCATATGATAATTTCCTGCGCCATGTGCTTGGCTATACTGCCGCCTTGGCTTGCAAGAATGTCTATTGCTGTTCCTGGCGTATAGGCCGTAGCAGATGTATTGGGGTCTACGGTTTCGGTTTGATTAACTCGGCCAACAATGTTGCCAGATCCAGCAGCGTCGTAGACGCCAGCATACAAAGCCTGTGAGGTTGACCGTGTACCAATAGTTGCAAAAGTGCCTGCAAAAATTCTCAGGTTATTTCCAGCAAAGTAGAATGCAGGCTTGAGTCCAGCACTTTCGCTGCCAAAAATGTATTGGGTGCCTTCGTCATTATGATTGAATACCGCAGTCGCTGTGAACCCATCAGCAACTGAAAAGCTAGCATTAAAAAACCCAGTGCCATCTGGAAAAAGTGCTGGCTTATTGTTATCCGTCACCACGCCCGTAGTCCCGTCGTAAATCTTTGGCTGATTTGCCGTTGAGCTTTGAGTCGCGTCGTTCCCGTTGCCTGACTGGTCCATCCAAGTTACTACAAATCCATCAGAACTTCCGCAGAAGGTAGCCAAGGCAGTAGTGTCTAACACGTTGCTGCTGAACCCAATTGTTTGCTCCGTGTTATCGCTAGACCGTCGGACGCGCACTGCTTCTGTTTCGCCTGTTCGAAGTTGTCGCAGCGAATAAGCCGCAGTTGCACCTGTGTAAGTGTCCAACAGGCCGGTAAATGCGCTTGCCTCCTCCCACGTCTGTATAAGCGTGAACGGTGGCGTGCCGTAGGTATTGCCGTCTATAAAACCTTCAAATGTAGAAGTAGTGGCAGAATAAGCGGTATCGTTTGCAAAGGTGTGAATTAAGGTAAAGTCACTGAGAGCATCACTACTTGCAATGAAGCCTGCCTTGTGATAGATTTTGCGTTGAATCACTTTGCCTGCTGTTGGGGTGTCGCTCTGCGCGTCAAGAAAGATACCATCCCCATCCGCCTTAACAGTAAAAACACGCTCCACAAATGGCGAGGATAGCTTGTTGTTTTCTGCTTCATCTTCAAAACGGTTAGTAAAGTTGGCTAACGCTTTGAAGGAACTTGACGTTGTGTCAAATATTAACGCTTGGTTTGCAGTAGGCGTGCTGCTTATAGTGACGTCAGTTAGATTGTTTAGTTGGGTTGGTACTGCACTAGTGTCCGCCTTGGCATTTAAAGCGGTTTGCGTGGCCGTGCTGATTGGCTTGTCGGCATCGCTCGTATTGTTTACGTTGCTCAAATCCGCGCTGTTGGCCTTCGCGTTCAACGCCGTTTGCGTAGCTGAACTTACAGGCTTGTCGGCGTCGCTTGTGTTGTCCACGTTTGCCAACCCTACGTCCGACTTGCTTACGTTGTCATTGACAAATTGGCTGCCATCAAAAACAAGAGATTCACGATTTGAAGGTGTAGTAATGCTTGTATCGGATAAACCTGTTAAAGTGTTACTGCCTGTGGCATCGTCTGCCGCTTCCCAGTTGCCGCTCGTGCTATTGTATGCGATCAGCTGGCCGTTTGATACGCCGTCAACGTTGACGTCAGAAAGTTGACCAAGCTGCGCACCCGTGACTGGTGTGCCTTGTGCAATAGTAAAGTCGTCGCGTTTTATGCGAAACGTAAAGGTTAGAACTTGACTGTATCGGCGTGGGTCGTATTCAATATTTATATCAACGTCGTTAAATTGTATACTTTCTACATTGACACCGTTGTAAGTTCCGCTCACACGATCTAAAGCGCCGCGCACTTTTTCGCCTACATCAGCAGCTTGATCGTAAGTGTCTGCATAACAGATAAATTCAAAACGCACCTCATCAAGTTCTGACGGTCCGTCGTGCGTGTCGTCAGGGTCAACACTTTGTAATTGATAAACAATAAAAGGTGTTTCCGCTTCTTGCTCTGCAATCTCAGGAAAGATGCGAGTTCCCACCAAAGTTGTCACGTTGCTGTTGGTGCTCAAAATGCCGTATGCCGCCTTACCTGTGTTCATTTTATACGTGTTGAGTTTACTTTCTTTGCAATTTCCTTGTGGTACTGCTTGCGCATTTTGTGAAATGCTTTGGGTGCCGCTGCTGTTATAGACTTGAAAAATACGTCTTTGTTGCGGTTGCTGCCCTTTATAAACTGATCATCTCCTTCTACAATGTTCGCAAACCAACCGTCACCGTTTACGGGTGCGCGGCGCCCTACTCGCGGTCCTACCCAGTACGCATTTTGCTGGTTGTTAATGAGCCACACCTTGACGGACCTGCGCAAGGTACCGACTGGAATATCCATTTTGTAAGGCTTGCCAAATGTTTTACTGCGCTTTGTGTGTCCACGTCGCAAGCGTATTGTTTCACGCGCATCCTCGATGTTGCCAATCATCTCTTTCTTAATTACGTTGCCAGCCGTGCGGTGAATTTTGCGCTGCGTCTTGTTGTCTTTGATGTGCTTGGCAATTTCTTTGAACTGCTTTTCAAGGGGCGCGGTGTGTGCAAATACTGTGCGTTTAGCTGGCATTTGTTCCCGTTATTTGACAAAACAAAATAAGCTGGTCTTGTCGGCCAACCTCCTCAATGCCTTGAATGTTGTAATACTTGCCGTCGTACAGCACGCGGTCGTCAGCCTTGATGCCTCGGCTGTCGGTACTGCTGCGGATTTTCAAACGCACGCGTTGCACAGGCATGTCCTGATTGGTACTAATGCGCTCTGTTATACCTTCTGTCTTCATCAATTCCGCCCATACAGTAATTAGCGTGCTGTAGTCTAGCCGCCGCTCGCCGTAAACGTTTGTCGTAGTCGTGTAACGCTGTATCGTAATACGTCGGTCGCTCTTGCCTATCCTCATCGGTCAGAAATTACGCGGTAAGGATTAAGCAAGCTGTGTATCAAGTTCGGTACTTCGCTTGAGATTGTACCAACGACCACAATATTACGGTTCTCATAGAAGTGTGCAACCAGCAGCTTGACGGCATGCACCAAACCGTCAGGTACCTCAGCCTCAAGGTATCCTAGCTCCATAGTTACCTGCACGCCGTTGCTTGTATCAGGATGCACAGTTGGCGGCGATATGGTGGTGATGCGTGCAGGCTTGCGCTTGAGGTCCGTGTAGTATTGCGAGGTCGCTAATGTTAACGTCGTGCTTGGCGTATTGTTGTAGACGATGCTGGTAATGCTGCGCACAGGTCCAATAGGAATTTCCCAAGTGCCTTTAAACTCATCGAGGTACATGACCGCCGTGACGTCGCCCAGCTGTACGTTGCAATAGTTCTGCACGTACTCGATGGCCGCGCTGCGTAGCGCTTCAATCATTGTGTCCTCGTCGCTGTGGTCTACGCGCAGAAAAGTCTTGAGGTCGGCGGTGCTGACGATGCTGGCTTCAGTCGCCGCGCCAGTAATCTCTAAAGTGTAGTACATGGGTGCAAGATAAAAAAAAGGCCCCGCATGGTTGCGAGGCCCTTTCCATTCATTCAATCTAACCTTATCCGTTAGCTCCCAAGATAGTTGCCTGAGCAAAGACCATAGCACCGAGTGACTCAGCGCGTCGGACTTTTGCGTCAAAGAAAGTATCAACAACAATCTTAACGTTGCCCTCTGACAACTGGCTGAATGGATCAATAGTTACATCCAATCCGCCCCAGTTGGCGTAGAACAAGTCAGTCCAATCACCGTAGTACAAGAAGCGCAAAGCTGCACCGTTTGCACCAAATGGTTCTGCTTCTGCGTCGCTTAGGAATTCATTTGCATTGACAGCAGTAGCGTCAATTGACGGCACTGTTCCGCTTGACAAAACATTGTATCCCATCATTTGCCCGTTCTCAACCAAAGCGCTCACGTTTGAAACATTCTCGATTCCCATCAAGAAAGCAAAATCAGACGGGTGAGCAACAAACGCTGTATTGTTCTCTGCACCGTTTGCGGTGATTGTGCTCCACAAGTCGCGGACATTGTCAGCAGTGATCGCTGGAATGTCGTTGTCACCTGTTTCAGCACGGCCTACAACAGTACCCGTCTTACCTGCCAAAGCAGTAGCACCACCAACACCGTGGATAGAGTTCAAAGCAATCTTGTCCTGAGCGATGGCAATAGCTCGACCAAAGTCTGCAGCAATTACGTTGCTCATGTTGCCGCTTGTTTGGTTCATGGCCTCCTTGGTCACGATCATCTGCTGCGCGATGCGCTGAGGTGACAAAGTAGCTGAACCCATAGAGCCAGTGTTGCTGCTCACTGCAGCACCTTCTGCAGGTGTGGAAGCGGCATCTGTTGGAAGCGATGGCATTTTGATGTCACCGACAAAGCCGTTAAGCTGTGTGGCACCAGTAGCTGCAAGCAAAGAGTTTGCACGCAAAGCACCAACCAACTCAGTAACCTCTGTGGCTACAGTTGTAACTGCGTCATTTACGCCTGATTGTCCTGAGTCAACGCCGTAAACGTTACGAGCTTCAACCAACATGCTCTGAGGAATCGCAAAATTTCCGCGAATCTCAAGGCCGCGAGAAGATGCTTCGTGTCGTGCTTCTTCCAATGCTTCCTTCTCTAAACCTGTCAACACCTGACCGTTTGACAATTCGCGCAAAGCCTTACCAAAGTCAAACTGTGCGTTTGCTTTGATAGCTTCCTTGTCGCTTCGTACAACCGCATCGGCTGCAACGGCACGTGCCTTCAGGCGCTGTTCGTTTTTTGCGAGTGCGTCGCGCTGCTGTTCTGCAGCTTCGAGCTTTGCGTGGATGTCTTGCGTCTCTTCTAATTCTTCAGAAGTCAACGCGCGCTCCTCGGTTTCTGCGAGGGCGTTGATGTTAGCCAACTTGTCTTCCAGCTGGGAAATGTAGCGGGCCGCATCATTTGAGTTGCGTAAGTTCATAATCTTAAATTGTTTTGCGGGCTTACTTTCCGCTGTTTGTTCAAAGGTACGCACTTCCTGCTTTTCAGGTTGCGCCTCCGAAATCGTTTGAGTTTCTTCTACTGGCTCAGGCTCTTGCATGGCCATCTGTCGCGCTGCCACCGTAGTGGTTGGGTAGGCTGGATATGTGACCGGGCTGACGTCCAACAGGCGTGCCACCTTGAGCACGCGCCGCACGCTGCGGTCCTCGCTAAATTCCTGCTCACCAATCGTAAAGGCAAAGCTCGACTGCGTAATGTCGCCACGCTTGATGAGCTTGTACATGTCACGACCGTCTTGCGTGTCGGCTAATGCTGCACGGTATTTAAGTCCGTTCTCATCAACGCTGAGTTCCAGCGTGCCGTTCGTGGTGCGTGCCATCGGTGCGCCGTCGTGGTTAAGCAGCAGCCGAACGTCGTCTTCCATAACGTCCTCAAATGCACCGCGTGCAATCTCCTCCTTAAAATATCCAAGGTCTGTGCGTTGCTCAAAGTTGGCAGCGTAGCCCTCGATAACAAGCGAGTCGTCACCTGCAGCTCGCACCTCTGATGTGCGCAGCTCTACGTTGTCGCCATACTTCGCACGTATCTCTTGCTCGTGCTTTTCTGCAGAACGGTATGGCTTGTCTTCGTCTTTGCCTTTTCCGTTAGTAGCTACATCGTGAGATTCACACGCCATGTAAACTGTTTGCCCTTCAAACTCATGCGTGTGGTACCCTTCGCACCCTTGACGCTTTGCTTGCTCTAGAGCTTCTGCTATTGTGCTGAATACGGGTTCACCGCTTATTGTGCCAACGCGCTCACGCTGCGCGGCTTCTGTATTGATGTCGCTCATCTTTTCTTCTTTTTCTTTTGATCGTAGCGGGTGACCTTTTGGGAACAGGTCAGTATCGTGTTTGCCGCCTCTAAACTTTTCGTTTTTTAAAGCGTAAAGGTAGCTATTCACGCGAGCCATGGCCCACTGCTCAGGCGTCTTTACTGATGGCCGCACGCTACCCGGATTTGTTTTGTACGCACCAACGCCTCGGTCGTACACCTTTTCTAGCATTGGCACAGTAGCTTTCTTATGTGCTGCGCTAACGCTTTCGTTGTGTTCCTTTACTTTATTTTTAAGAGCTTTTGCACGGTTGCGCTGCTGGCGTTCAGTCATCTCCTCCACTTTTTTTTTTGCCCAAGGCAGCATTGACTTGCCACCCCAAGCGTCATACATCAAACCGCCACAACCTTCGTCATAAGGTACGTCAGCATTCTGTGCGTGGCGGCTCAAAAAACTATAGACCCGCTTAATAGTGTCGTCGCTCAAGCTCTCACGGCTGGCAATTTGACTGGCGCGCTGCTTGCCCACTGGCGTGCCACAGTTGCCCCACCCGTTTTCCTCCACGTATTTAAGGACACGCTTGGCGTTATTAACTGCAGCCTGTGGATAATCCTTAGACACCGCTGCTAAGTTTTGTGCTGTACTCGTCGAGCTTGTCGAGCGCAATCTGATTGACTTGGACCATGTGAGCGTCGCCACCTGCCACGCCATTCATGTCCTCAGTGCGTCGTGCTTCATTAATGCTCATGATGCCCGCCTTCACCAGCGTGTCGTAATACTGCGCGCGGCTCACGCTGTCGCCTCGCAAAAGGTCTGCAAGGTCAAAGCGTGTGAAGTGTGTTAAGCGCTCGTCAGGTGCGATGAGCTTACAATTCATCTCTTGCTCTATCTGCCGAGTCCATGGTACGATTGTGTACTTAGCAAACTGTATGGCCTGCTGCTCTGTGTTGCTGTACGTCACATTCGACTGCACACCTACAAGGCTTGGCGGTACGCCAAAGATTCGGCATATCTCTTGATTCAAAAAGTCGCGCTGCTCGTTCAGGCTTGCGTTTTCAGGATCAACCGCAATGCGGTCATACTTAAAACCAAAGGGTAACAGTTTGGTGCCCAACTGGTCACCGCTGTTGTTCCAGCTGTCTTTGATGATGTCAATCTGTTCTTTCTTGAGTGGCTCATTGCTAGACAAGATTCCTGTCATGTTGCCTGAGCTACCAAAGAACTCAGCAGCAAAGTCTTGCGCTGCCTTAGCAAGTCCAAGCATCTCGCGGTGTAGTTCTATGGGGCTTTGACCGTACAGGTTGCAGACGCGCAACATGTCAGCGTGCATGTAGATGCCGTGGTCCTTGACCTCGTACATGACCTCACCGTCAACCATCTTTTCCTTTACGGACTTAGGGTTGACAATACAAAGCTCGTAAGGGTCGCCATTCGGCAGGCGCTTGATGATGGCATACGCCTTGCCATAGATTAGGATGTTGGCCACGTAGGTCTGCCAAAAGTCGTATGCAGTATACCCCTCCTCTGCCTCTACGCTGATGAGGTCTTGAATAGTATGACCAATGCTTACCTGCACGCCGTTTTCGGTGCGGCGCATGACGTCGAGGTGCAACTGCGCAATCGTGCTGCTGATGCGCTGGACGCAAGCGTAAACTGTGGACAAGCCCATGGCTGACTCGGTGTCTACAAAAGCACCCGACCGCGTGCTGATACCGCGCAAGTGCGATGCGAAACTGTGGTGACCTGTGTACGCTACTTGGTAGCCGTCACGCTTGAAAATTCTTTGGAACCAGTTAGCCATTGCGCGCAAGTTACGAAAGGTTGATAATCTCAAAATAGCCCTCGTCTTCTGCTGGGCTTTTCATGTGTTCGCCGATGCCCATAATCATTGCTACGATCGGGTCAATCTTGCCGCCGCTCTTTTGTTTGTCTGCTTTGATGTTGCCCGCGGGGTCCATCTTTAGCTCGACGTTGCCGAGTGCCCA